GAGGCGCGGTACACCGTCCCCACCCACAAGATCACCGAAGAGTCCATGGGCGAAGGTTGGTCCGATTGGCACCAGGCCGCTGAGGCGTTCGCCTCCTACCTCGAAGAGCACCTCCCCGGAAAGATCGCCGACGAGGACGACGATGTCGAGTTTTCCGCAGAGGCTACCAACGACAGCGGATGCGTCAATAATCCGTGTGCATATGTCACCGTAGACGGCGAGGAGTCTGACGCCATGAGCTTCCGTGTCCAGCACGCCAAGGAAGCACTCTGGGAGGACTTCTGCGACGAGTTCGCCTCCACCTACGGCGCATAGCTCAAACTCCCTCCAGCTCCTCCTACAAGGCCCCTCCCCGTCCGGAGGGGTTTTTGCGTTTTAGGCCCAAAAACTCGTATACTTCCAAGTATGCCTAAAACCCCCAAAAACCCAAAAACCCCAGGCCTCCAATAATGGCCCGGCCCAAAGGGTCCAAGGACAAGCGGCCAAGGAAGCCACGCGCTGACGGGAAAAAGGCCATGCTCCTGGACCGGGGAAAGACTCTGCACGAAGGGAGGCGTAATCCAGACGCCCCTTATGGGTACGGCGTCAATGGGCTTCCCCTCGTAAAGCCCCAGAAGCCCCCTAAGACCGAAGCCGGGAGGATCCAGCTGCAAAGGACCCTAGAGGAGAAGGGGCTCGCAAAGCGCACTAGATCCCTAGGTGCCGGACGTCCTGAACTCCCCATTGACCCCGAGCAGGTCAAGAGCATGGCGGCCATCGGATGCACCCTAGAAGAGATGTCCACAGTGCTCAAATGTTCAGTAACTACCCTAGAGGATAAATTCCGGGATTTGATCCACGAGCACCGGGACAAGGGCCGCATGAGCCTCCGTCGGCTACAGCTCCGGATAGCCCAGGGACACGGCGCAGAGTACCAAAAGGACCCGGAAACAGGGATACCGGTACAGGTCCGCCCAGCCATGCCCCCCAATGCCCAGATGGCCATCCACCTCGGGAAACACTGGCTAGGACAGAAGGACCAAGCGCCCACGAACAACATCCTAGTGGCCAATGGACAAGGCCCCACAGGCCCTACGGAGATGAGTCCGGAGACAGAAGCCCGACTAGCCTCCCTGTTCCTGGAAATCTGCCCCGAGGCCGCCCAGGGCTCCATCATCCTCGACAAGTCCATGGAGGTCCAGGTTGCATAAGATCCAGTGGAACCAGGCCCTCCTTCGCCACATCCTCAAGAACCCCCATATCATCGGGCGCATGGTTGGCAAGGACCTCCTAACCCCGATGCACAGCGCATGGACACGGGAAGTATGGGGCAAGCCTTCCGGAGTACACACGGGGATCCAGGCGCACCGTGGAGCATACAAGACCACGGCAATCACGGAGATCGGGACTATCTGGTGGTGGCTCTTCCATCCCCAGGACCGTATTGCCTTGATCCGAAAGACGTTCACGGCCGCCGCCGACTCCCTGTCCGTGATCCGCCAGCTCATGGAGCGTGAGGAGATCCGGGAACTATTCCGCCTTGTCCACGGCAAAGCCCCCGAGTTCACGGAGAAACGAGCAGACCGTCTCACGTTCGACTTCAAGCGGTCCATCACCAAGGAAGGCTCCCTAGGGGCCTACGGCATCAATAACCTACCTACGGGCCTTCACGTTGACCGTGCCCTTTGTGACGACATCGTGACCGACGACGACCGCTATTCCAAGGCCGAACGGGAGAAGACGATCCGGAGCACCCAGGAACTACTCTCCAACATCATCGACCGTGGGAAGAGCGTCATGTTCGTCGGGACCCCCTGGCACAAGGACGACGCCTGGACCCATGTAATCAATGCCGCTTGCCCACTAGGGGTATCCAAGTACCCCCGGGACGTGACGGGCCTAATTTCGGACACCGAGTTCGCCAAGATCTGCCGTCTGAATACCCCGGCCATGATCGCGGCCAACTACGAACTACGCCACGTCGCTTCCGACGACCTCCTATTCCAAGCACGGGCACGGGATGGGCAGTGGGACTACACCCTCAAGACCCCGGCCGTCGGGCACCTAGACGCCAAGTTCGACGGCGACCACACGACGGCTCTGACCATCATGCAGGAGACCAACGAGATCGCCCCCAACGGGCGCAAGTGGATCCAGTGCCGCACATGGATCAGCCCCAAGCACGTCGAACTCTGTGCCGATGAGATCGTGGATCGGTGTATCCGGCTTCGAGTGCGCCACTTCTACAACGAGAACAACCCGGATAAGGGAGCCACCTACCGGATGCTCATGGGCAAGTTCCGGGCAAGGGGCTACACGATCAATACGTCCAAGGCCGCCGACATCTACAACTACCAGGAACGCCAGAACAAGCAGTACAAGATCCAGACCCACCTCCTCCACCACTGGCCAAACATCATTTGGGACATGGTGGATTCCGACCGGAAGGCCATCGACCAGATCTGCGATTACCAGGAGGGGGCAGAGCCCGACGATGCCCCGGACTCCGTGGCCTCGTTGCTTCGGTGCTTCTACGACGACACCGCCCCCAAATCCGGAATCTCGTTTTTCCTGCCCCGCTAGAACCTATTTTCCCCAAATAACCCAAATCCGGAGTATCCATGGAATACGGTCGCCGCCCCACCACCAGGACCCAGCACATGGATTCCCTGGCCAATGCCCTTTCCGGCTTCGGGGGGCAATCAGACCGCACCGCCTATTCCCAGTACCTCCGCTCCCACATGCGGGACGACACGGAACTCACCTCCATCTACACCGGAGGAGGCCTAGGGCGCAAGATCGTCTCCGCACGCCCAGACGACATGATCCGCTCCTGGATCCAGTTCCCCGGGGACCCGGATGGCAAGATCCTCAAGGCACTGGACAAGCTCCAAGTCCGCACGCATCTGAAGAACCTCCTGACCTGGACCGAACTGTACCGGGGCGGCCTCATGGTCCTAGGGGGCCTGGACCGCTCCATGACCATGGAAGAGCGTCTGGCGTCCAATGCCAAGGAGCCTATCAAGTTCCTCAAGGTCTACCCGGCATCGCTGGTCCTGAACACCCAGACCGACCTCGTCCCAGACCCCAACTCCGACTACTTCGAGGACATCGAGCACTTCCGGATCCAGCGGCGCTTTGCCGTCAACGGTGCCGGGGAGTTCCGAGTCCACGCCTCCCGGTGTATCGTGTCCAAGGGCATCCCGGTTCCTGAGGACCTCAACAGCGCCGAGGAGTGGAAGTACCTGTATTGGGGCATGGGGCGCCTCCAGGCCGTCTTCGAGCAGATGGCCAACAGCGACAGCTCCCAGAAGGCGTTCGCCAACCTGATTCACGAAGCGACTATCGCCGTCCAGAAGATCCCTGGCCTGATGGAACTGCTTGCCGGGGCCGATGATGCCAAGGGCCAATTGAACACGGTCATGGACACCATTGCCCGGGCCAAGAGCATTCTGAACATGATCCTCCTGCCCGAAGGTGGCGAGTTCTCCCGGGATCAGCTCACACTCACCGGATGGCGCGATGCGGCCATGATCTTCCGGGAGGAACTGGCGGCCGTTGCCGAGATTCCGGTTCCCCGCCTCTATGGGATCCCGTCCTCTGGCCTTGGTGCCGGGGGCGCAGACGATCAGGCGGCCAAGGATTACGCCGCTAGCATCCTGGCAGATCAGGAGATCAAGCTCCGTCCGATCATTGCCCGTCTGGTGGAGCACGTCGCCCCTACCGTGGGACTAGATCCCGACGAGCCTTTCGAGTTCCGCCCACTCAGCACTCCCAGCGAAAAGGAGATCGCGGAGACCCGGAAGACGGTTGCCGAGACCGACAAGATCTACGTGGACATGGGGGCTGTGGACGCCGTGTCCGAGATCCGGGAATCCCGCTTCGGAGGCTCCAAGTATTCCATGGGGACCAAGCTGGATCCGACCTTCGACCCGGAAGCCGAGGAGGAGAAGGAAATCAAGCGACTGGAAGCCCAGATCGCCGCACAGGCCAAGGGCGCGGGGGCCAATGCACCCAAGGCCCCGGGCAAGGTGCCAGCGCCTTCGATGCCGAAGCCCAGGGTCCCGGCCAAGTAGCCCATGGACCCCACCTTCCTCCAACTCCTCACCGAGGCACGGCGCAAGGAGATCATCCGGACCAAGGGCCGTCCCAAGCTCCCTAGGCCTGTTGTCCCCCAGTACCCGAAGCTCCCAGAGATCAGGTATCAGACACGCCTCCTACGCCTCGTGCAGGCCCTAGGAGCCGTTGCCGTCAAATGGGCTAGGAACGAGTACCCCGCGATCCTCAAGCGGTACCAGGAGGACGGCACGACCTTCCGGACCATGGACGAGGACGCCCAGACCCTGATCCTCTCCCTGACCCAGCCCCTCCAAGCCGAACAATACGCCCTGGACCTCGAAGGCCAGCAGGCCCAGGCCACCACGGCAACCGCTGAGACCGTGAATGCGTGGGTTGCCAGGCGGTTCAGCCTCGAACGCCAATTGGCCCTTGGCACCGTCTACGATCCAGCGGAACCATGGGTGCAGAGGGCCATCGGGGACTGGACGGCCACCAACCGCCAATTGGTCAAGTCCCTAGTGGGCGAGCACCTAAGCCGCATGGAGACCATGGCACTAGACGCCGTGACCAACGGCAAGCGCCCCGAGCAACTGCTGATCGACGTCATGAAGGCCAACAAAATGAGCTACAACCGGGCTCGTCTGATCGCCCGGGACCAGATCGGCAAGCTCACGGCGCAACTGGTCGAGAAGCGGTCCAAGGACATGGGCCTGGACACCTACACCTGGAAGACGGCCATGGACGAGCGGGTCCGAGGGAATCCGGCTGGCAGGTACCCGACGGCACGCCCAAGCCACTGGGGGGCAGAGGGCAAGATCGGGGTCTACGGGAAGCCGGGAATCTGGATCGACCCAAGCACGGGCAAAGAGGTGGCAAGAGGTCCCAATGACCCCCAGCAAGGGGTAGGCTTCGACATAGGTTGCAGGTGCACAGCCGCCAGTCGCTGGGAAGACCTCATTCGCCCCATTGACCAAAGCCTCCTCGAAGACCCCTATGTCCTGGCCGAAATGGGCAAGGGACCATGGCCGGAGTGATTTCTGCCCCCACGGGACCCTAGAAGCGTAGATTCCTCAAATAACTAAAGGAGCACTGATGGCCCTGCGATACCGGACATTAGGAGAATTTCCCAATGAAAGACGGGAGGCCGTGGGCACCCTGTCCGAGCTTCTGGCCTCTCAGCAGCCCGACGGAACCTACGGAATCAGCGAGGATACCGGGGCCATGCTGCAGTGGCTCGGGGGCTCCATCGTTGGGTCCATGGGGCACTTCGGCACCCAGGCAGCACTGGAGGCCATGGACAAGACGCATCTCGCCGGGGGCAAGGTGTCTGCGACTGTCTCTGACCTCGGATTCGCCCTGCTCAAGGCTGACAAGTCCCTATGGCTCTACTGCCTAGTCGCGGAACTTCCGGAGTAAACATGAAGCACACATTACTGATCCTCGCCTCCTTAGCCACCTGCGCATTCTCCCGGACCCCCATTGACACCCTGGCAATAGAGCGCAGCGATTCCGGGAGTCACTATGTCCCGGTGCATATCCCCCAGCCCACAGAGACATCGCTGTACGTGCGACTGGTGCCCGAGAGCATCCCAGAAGACACGACGATCGAACTCGTGGATACCACAAAGGGCCGGGGCACCGCATGGATCCCCGGATACACAGTGGCGGCGAAATATAGTCTGGAATTCACGGGGTACTCCAGCGTCAGCTCGACGTGGACATACACACTACTATTGGACGCAGATACTTTGTTCTCCGGGACCTATAGCAGCGCAAAGACACAAGCCCAAAACCTCTCGGTCTTCTGTGACACCACGCTCCAGAAGCTGTACATAGCCCGGACCACGCGGGACGAAGCAGCGTCCGTGACCACCATTGATTCAGTGGCCTACCCGACATTTGGCAATCCCCACCGCGTCCGCTGGACCCTGAACGTCTCTAACCCCGCCCGGCTCCTCGGAGTCCGGGGATACATCCAGAAGTAGCCTAGGAGCCCACATGCTCGATCTCTCAGGAACAATTGCCACGGGCGATACGGCCCAGGACCTCATTGCCGAGGGAGCCTCCCCATGCTCCTGGTACATCCAGAACATCGATGCTGCGGTGGATCTGTATGTCCGGGACGACGGCACCGATGCGTCCGCAGGGGCCGGGAGTATCAAGGTGCCCCCGGGAGCCTTGTACGAGACTCCGGACGGGTACAGGGTGCCGGGGATGCCGAGGGTGAGCGTATTCTCCACGAAGACCGGCCACGCCTTCACCGCTCGGAGGTGGTAAGATGCCTCTCCATTTCCCAGGAAGTGACGTTGTGTCATTCCCCACCCTCTCCTCCCTCCTCGCCTCCACGCCCCAGCCCGGCATGCGCGCCACTGCGTCGGATGCGCCGGGGTCCATGCTGTTCGAGATCGGCGGGAAGTGGGGCGGGGATTTCGGATCGGTCGCATCAATGTCGTCCCTCCCATCCGGAGTCAGCCCAGCGTCGTATGCGACGGTCGTAAACGGTACGTACCCCATCGAGGTTGAATATCGCGGAGGCAGATGGCTCCCTCGTCTGGTCGATGGCGTGATGCGCCGCGATTTCGACGAGACACCTACCGGGATATTGTGGACGACTCGGACGTCGGCAGCGGACAATAGCTGGTTCTCCGTCACCTACATCCCAT